CATAGGTCCGGCGGGTGTCAACCCACGGAGGAGGGGGCCCACGGAACACACGGAATACACGGAAAAGAAAAAGCCCCACCGGGTAAGCGGTGGGGCTTTGTTCGCGATATGCGCCTCGCGGGGGCGGGCCTTGAAGAGAGCTTACGCGCTCTTGAAGAGGTAGCCGGCCGCGGTGTCGCCGGTGGCGGACGCGCCGAGCATGACGTCGAACGAGACCCAGCGGGTGCGGGTCGCAAGCGAGAGCCAGGTGGAGGTCATCACCGGGAGGGCGGGACCGCTCGGGCCTTGGCCGAGGGTGCCGCGGCCGCCGAGCTGGACCGAGACGACGGACTGCTCGAGGCCGTCCATGCCGTCGCTGTTGATCTCGGGCAGGCCCGAGACCATCGCGATTGCACCGGCGCCGCCGGCGAAGCCGTAGATGTTGGCGCCGGCACCGGTCCAGCGGGTGTTGAGGTGGACGGCGTCGAAGCCGGCGAGGCCGGCGCGGGGGCCGATCTCGGTCGTGAGGCTGGTTGGGAGGAGGCGGCTGTAGGCCGTGCCGTCCAAGATGACGCTCTTGAAGGGGACTTTGGCGATGCCGGCCCACGCGGTGGCGAGGTTGGCGCCGACGAGGCTGGCCTGGGCGACGGTGATGTTGCTGAAGTTGGTCGTGGTCATCGGCGCGAAGGCGACGTCGATGAGCTTGTTGCCGAAGTTCTGCAGGTTGATGTCGACGAGCTGCTCGAGGCGGAAGCCGTTGTTGAGCTCGCGCGGCGTAAGCTGGAAGCTCACGGAATACTGCGAGACCAGCACGTTGACGTTGCTGATGTTGCTATCGCCGGATTCCCAGTTGGTGGGGTTGGTCTGGACGGTGGCGCCGACGGTGGCGACCGGGATGCGGACGTTTTGGCCCTGCGTGAAGGTCTCCTGGGAGAAATCCGTGGAGAAGGCAGAGAAGGGGGCGAGGACGTTGCCGAGATACGTGATCGAGCGTTTGCCGATCGTATCGAGAATGAGGTTGGACGTGAGGTTGTTTGGCATGATCGAGGGCCAGCCCGATCAGGTGTGCTTGGTGGAATGGGAGGGTGAAGGGTGGATGGAGACTAGCGGGAAAGGGAAATCACCGGCGCGTGGTGCGGCGGGCGATGTCAGCGCGCCAGAGGGCTTGGCTGTTGGCCGAGAGGTAGGCGGAGGCTTCGGCGCCGGAAAGTTTTTCGTAGGCGGCGAGGTGGGCTTCGTCGCTGAGTTGTTCGGTGGCGGTCGTGGCGCCGATATCGATCTGCTGGACGGGCGGGTGGCCGGCCTTGGCGTTGGCGAGGACGACTTGCTTGGCGACGTGGGTGTCGAGGGCGGCGGCGACGGCGGCAGAATCGGCGGCGGCGGCGACGGGGAGGCCGAGGGCGGCGGGGATGGCCTCGAGGGCGGTGGCGCGGGCGGCGGCGGCGGCTACCTCGCCGGCTTTGGCGTCGAGGGCGGCTTGGGCGGTGGCGAGCTGCGCGGTGAGGGACTTGATCTGCTCGGCGTTGTCTAGGCTGGCAAGGTGCGCCTTGAGGCTCTCGGGGCCGGCGGCGAGGAGGGTGTCGAGGTCGAGACCGGCGTTGCTAAAAAGATCGGTGACGGATTGGGCGATGGCTTTGGACGAATCGACGGTGGCGCGGGCTTGGTCGAGGGTCTTGGGCGGGAGCGTGAAGGTGGCGAGGAGAGCTTTGAGCATGGTGGCGGGGTCGGTTGTTGATGGTGAAGGTGTCAAATGACGGTGAGGAGGATATCGATGGCATCATCGGGCGGAGTGAGGCTTGCGGTGCCGGTAACACGGGCGGGCGCCGAGCGGAGGCGGCCGATGCCGGTGACGGGGGCGCGGCGCTTGAACAGGGTGCGCCACCAATCGAAGATAAAGCCGAAGCCGCCGCCTCCGCCAGAGGGCGGAGCACTGCCAGAGAGTTGCGCGGTGCCGCTGAGGATCGCGGGCGCCTGGACAAGACCCGAAGGCGGGGACGAGGTGCCGCCAAACCACGAGGCGAACCACGCGGGGAGCCATGTGCCGAGCCACTGCATGGGCTAGGCGCCGTCGAGGGTGACGGAGGTGCGGTTGCCGGAGCCGTCGAGGGTGCCAGAAACGCGGACGGTGGCACCATCGAGGCCGGTAAACTCCATCGTGCTGGTGCCGGCGCCGGTGGATTTGCCGGCCATCACACTGGCGAGTAGGCGCAGGATCTCGGCGGCGGTGTAGCCGCTCTCGATCACTTCGGTCCACGGGTTGCTCGCGCCGCCGGCGTCGTTGAGTTTCTCGCCCATCGTGCCGGGCTCGTCGTTGGCGGTGGCCACGGCCGACCACACGGCGCGGGCGAGCGACTCGGGCGAGAGCTCGGTAAACGATGAGCTCTCGCCGGACATGGCGAGCAGGCCCTTGAGATCGGCGGTGCCGGAGACCGAGAGCACGCCAGAGCCGGCGACGGGCACGATCATACTCAGGCCGGCCGTGGGCGTGAGCGTCCAGGTCGCCTCGCCGGTGAGGCCGATCGTGAGGGAGAGCACGGCGTCGGCCGTGGTGAGGGTGAGCGTGGCCTCGCCGCTGAGGGCGATGACGAGGGAGAGACTGGCGCCGGACACGGCGAGGGTGAGCGTGGCCTCGCCGCTGATGGGTGCGCCCGCGATGAGGGCGGCGGCGGCGGTGAGCGCGGAATCGGCGGTGCTATTGCCGGCCGACATCGCCCCACCGACGAGCGGCGCGAGGATGCACGCGCGGCTCTCAAACGACCCCTCGGGGATGCTCGCGGTGGGCGTAACGACGGAGTTGGCAAAAAACGTGATTTGCCGCGCACGTTGTTGGGCGGCCATATCAAACGCGGGACTCCCGACTAGGCCGATCAGGGATCTGCCACGGATGTCGGAGAAATTATTGGGCCAGAGCGCCACGTTTTTTGTTTAACCCCAGACGGTCTCGGTGTGGCCGACGAACGTGGTGCTTGCGGCGACCGCGCCGCCCGCAACCAAGATGAAGCCGAGGCACGCGCCATCAGGGATGATCGGGAGCGAGGGCGTTTGGCTTAAAGTATCTTTGTTGTGATAGAGCGAAAGAACACCGAGCGGGATCTCCATGATCGGGCGGGCGAGCACGAGCGCGCCGGTGCCGGTGTTGGCGGCGGAAAACGTAACCGTGGCGACGTTGCGCACGCCGTAGTCGCCAGAGGCGAGGGGCAAGAAAGGCCCGTAATTATTGGCGGCGACGCCGCTGTGGGAAATGTGCGGCGTGATGGCGGAGGCCGTCATGGCGACGGTGACGGGGAGGGTGTTGCCCGTGTTGCCATCTTGGTCGGTGTAGCTGAGCGCGATGTTTTGCGCGGTGGCGCCAGCGGTCGCGGTCTGGACCCAATAGAGCCGGGTGCCGACGCCGTTGGCGGCGCGGAGCGAGGGCGTGCCGGTGAGCGTCTGCGCCGTGGCCGTGTTGTTGCTGATGCCGGGCCAGTAGCCCTCGATGTCCACGAGGAGCAGCGTTGAAGGGATGCCGGTGGCGGCGGTCGTGATCGCGCCCAGGTTGAGGAGGTGCTTGATGCTCGCGGCCACATCGCCGCCGTGGCGGATGCCGAAAATCTGCGTGCCGTTGCCGGTGGCCTCGTCGCACTCGCGGAAGGCCAGCGCGGTGCCGGCCCAGGCATTGGCCACGGGGCTGCCGGCGAGTGAGGTGGTGTCGTAGGAGCGGCCGGCGACGTAGGCGGCGGCGCCGGTGATCTTGTTCCAGTCGGAGCGCCAGCGTTGACCAGAGCTAAGAGCAGATACGATTGCGTTGATTGAGGTGAGGGCCATGTTTTTGGGTGTGTTGAGTGTTAGCCCCAGACAAAGGAGGCCGTGCCGAAGATAGAAACCGAGCGGGCGCCGCCATTGCGGAGCACGAAAAAACCGAGGTGCGCGCCGTCGTAAATGCGCGGAAAATCAAAGGCGTTGTGCGTTGCAAAATTTTTGACTGAAAAGACGGTGTTTATCACGCCCGTCGCGCCGCCTTGCCAATCGATGCGGGCGATGGGCTTGACGAGATAGATGCACCAAAACCCGCCCGCATCATTTTGAAACGTGACGCTTGAAATGCTTTTCACGCCGCCGCCCTCTGTGGGCAGGTAGAGCATCCCCTGGACGCCGGCTCCATTTGTCCGCATCGTGACGGCGGCGGTGCCGAGGCCGTCGTTGGTGGAATACACCGTGACCTCGCGGGTCACATCTTCCGAATCGACGTAGGAGACGACAATCGGCACGCCAAAGCCCGAAGCGGGGGCGACGTGGTTGACGAGCACGGCTCGCACGCCCACGCCGTCGCCGTAGCGGGGCAGAGTGGCGGAGTTGACCAGGACTTGCTCGGCGGTGTTGCCGCCGTCGATGAGCGGGTAGATGCCGAGCAGGTCGTAGAGCTCAAACGATTGATTGAGCAGATCGGGCGCAGTGACGCCGCAATACACCGAGAGCTCGGTGAGGTGACGAGTCTGCCCGGCGGCGATGGGTGGGAAAAAAATTGCCTCGTTGCGCGTGGCATCCATCGGGCGCAGCGTGAGGGCCTCGCCAATGCGCGCCTCGTAGGCGGGCTGCCCGGAGGTGTAGCTCCAATCGTGCCAGCGGCCATCGCCCGCCGCCCCTGGGTTCTTAAAGAATCTTTGGGTGTGGGCGCGTCCCTCGGAATAGGCGGCGGCGACGTCGGCTGTGGAGGTGATGGGCATCGGGAGCGGAACTTAATCGACCGTCGCCGCGAGGGTGCCGGGATTAAAAAGCGGCGTGATGCCCGCGCTGATGGAGCGGGTGGCATCGAGCGCGCCGGAGACGATGATCTGAGCCGCGCCCGAAGACGCGACGCCGATGCTAAAGTGCGTGGCGGTGGCCGAACCTGAGGTGCACTCGCCAAACTGAACCGTGGCCACGTTGCTAATAGTCGAAACCGAGCGCGACCAACCGGAGCCGGAGCGGGCCACGGCGACGCGGGCGTAGCCGGTGTAGGCGGCCTCGCTCGTCGCTTGCGTGCCGGCCTCGCCGGGATCGGCGGTGTGCAGGGCCACGAAGAAGCTGCCGGCCGCGGCGCTGTTTTGCAGGCCGCCGGCGTCGCCGATGTTGGCCCAGTCGGTGTTGAGGAATAGGAGATCGAGGAGGGCGGCCTCGGCCGCGTTGGACATGCTCATGGTGGTGGTGGTTTAGGCGGGCAGTTGCGTGAGATCGAAACGGAGGGAGCGGGGCGGGAGGTCGAGGCCGTCGCCGGCGCGGAGGGCCACGACTTCGGCGAGCGTGCTCGAGAAAATGAGCTCACCGCCGAGCCAAAGGCCGAGCACGACGACCTCGGCGGCGGGCAGGTTGAGAAACGACACGCGCTCGGCATTGACGTGCGTGCCATCGGCCTCGGCGCTGAGCGCGAAGGGTTGGCGCGCATAAGAGCCGCCGCTCAACTCGGCGGGCGCGCCGGGCAACGGATCGGCGGTGTGCAGGCTGAGCACGGCGCCGGCGAGTGGGCCGAGCATGAGGGACGCAAGCGCCGGCGAGATCATGGGGAGACGACGACCTCTTCGCGGGACTCGATCAGGCGGCCCGACTCGTCGCGCACGTGCCGCACGGTGCGGAGGGGCGCGCCGGGCTGGTTGAGGTTGATCTCGACCTTGACCGGATCCGGCGCGGCGGCCTGGGCGAGCCGGGCCTCGAGCTTGAAACTCTCGGGGCCGAAATGCACTTGAGCCGGGGCCGGGGCCGCGAGGTTGATCGTGAGGTTGCGCGGCTCGGCCGGCTCGTCGTCGGCCGAGTCGTCGGGCCGCGAGGTTTGGCCGGCCTCCTGGGCGTTGAGCGGCCACTCAGGATTATTCGCGCCGGTGTCGGGGAATTCGTTGAGGTCGAGTTGGCGCCGGTATTCGTTGACCGTGATGAGGCGCGAGCGGCGCTCGATCTCGGCCTTTTGCGCTTGCTCGAGGGGCGAGCCGCGGAGCAGCGCGCCCACGTTGAACTTGATGAAATAGCCCTCGGCCTTTTCGGCTTCGGTGAGGCACTTATCCTCGAGCTCCATCTCCCAATTCACGAGCCAAGGGAGCAGGGTGTAATTGACGAAGCCGCGGGAAAGCTCGGCGATGCCGGTGCCGAAGCTCGTCGATTTCTCCATCGATTGGAGGAGGGTGAGCGGCACGCGATAAACGCGGGCGATTTCCTCGACCTCAAATTTGCGCGTGAGCAGCAGCTCGGCGTCTTGGTTGGTGAAACCGGAGTTGACCCAATCGACGCCGCCGAAGATGAGCGGATTTTTGCCGGCCGCGATGGCGCCGGTATAGTTTTCATCCCAGAATTTTTTGAATTCCGTGGCCTTGGCGCGGTCCCAGGTGGGCGGGCCTTTGATGAGCCCGGGCTGTCGGTTGCCGTTGGCAAAGGTGGCGGCGTTGAATTGCTGGGCCGTCATGGCGAGGCCCACGCTCTCGCGCATATCGTGGAGCGGGGAGCGGCCGGTGGCGCCGTTGGTCGAGAGGCCGCGGAGGTGAAGGACCTCGTAATCAAAAAGCACGCGGTCGACGCCGCGCACGCGGTAGGCGAGCGAGCGATCGGCGCGGCGGAGCACGGTCACATCGGAGGCCTTGAGCGGCTCGAGCTCGGTGACTTGGCCAAAGGTGTCGCGGTAAATGCGAGAGTAGCCGTTGCCGCCGAGGCACGCGCACGTCATCTTCCACGCGCGCCATTGGTAGGAGGTTTGCGCGGCGCAGGGCTTGCGCTTGAGCAGGGCCGAGAGCGGGTGATCGATGGCCTCGTCGGCGCCGGTCGGGGTTTTGCGATAAACCTTGAGCGGGATCATCGCGATGGACTGCGCCAAAATGTTGATGCAGGCCGAGACGGTGGCGACGTTAAAAGCGGTGTCTTCCGTGATCTGGGCGCCGGAGCGGGTGGAGAGGCCGAGCGCGCCGAGCAGATCCGAAGTGGGATCCGAGAGGGAGCCGGTGGAGACGGAGACGCCGCGGAGCTCGCGGGTGGCGGCGGCGAGGGCGGAGCGGGCGCGGGCAAAGAGGCCGGGAGCTGATGCGCGCGCCACATCGCCGGGGGCAATTTCCCCAAATTGCCCGTCGGTGTTTTGTGATGTGGCGCGCGGCATGGTTGGCTTGCTTCCTATGGCGGGACAAGCAACGCGCGGCGCGGGGCGGCTGGGGCAAGACCGAAACCGCAACTCAGGGAAACTCGGGGAAACTCGGGGAAACTTTTGGGCGCGGAGGCCGGAGAGGTGCCCACGGAATACACGGAACACACGGAAAGGGGACCGGAGAAAAAATCACAAACGCACGGATTGAGGCGGCGCTTTGCTTCCGTGTGTTCCGTGTGTTCCGTGGGCCACTACTCAAAAGATCGCGCCGGCGTCGCCGCTGTTTTCGGGCGGGGCGGCGCGCAAGAAACGGTCGTGCGCCATGATGAGCGCCACGATGCCGTCGATCTTCTCGGAGCTTTTTTCCTTGTCGGGTTTGATGTTGCCGGCGCTGTCGCCGCTCGCGGCGCAGTTGCTCGCCATCCAGCGGAGCACGGGGTGGTCGAAGTGCAGGAGCTTTTCCGTAAGCACGAGTTTTTCTATGGCCTTGCTCGGGGCGTTGAGGGTCAAAAAACCTTGGCGCACGGGCACGCATTGATAGCCGTCGCCGCTGAGCTGGGTGATAAGCTGGGTGACGTTATACGGATCAAAAGCGATCTCGGAGATCTGATAGACCGCGCCCAGGCGGAGGATGTGGGCGCGGATGGCATCGTAGTCCACGATGTTGCCGGGGGTGGTGAATAAAAAACCTTCGTCGCGCCATTGGTCGAAGCGGATGCCGGTCGCATCGACGCGGGCCGGGAGATTGTCCTCGGGGATGAAGAGGAAGGGGAGCGTGGCGTAGAAACCGCCGCCGAGGTCGAACTCCAGGACAAAGGCAAAAAAATCGCCCACGCTCGCGCCGTCGATCGCGGCTTTGCAAGGGGCGGTGCGGAGGGCGGCGAGCAAGTTTTCGCGGGTGTCGAATCGGCCGTTGCTCCGCCCGCACGCGGTCCACTTGGCCATGTTGATCCAGCGCACCGACTGCTCGGTCCAGAGGCAGAAGTTGAGGCGCTTGATGAGATTGGCCTCGGTGGGGACGGTGGCGGCGGTGCCGATCTGCTCGCGGAGGTAGGAGGCGGGGAGGATCGTATCGAGGCCGGGGTTGGCCTTTTTCCACGCGGCGGGATCTCGCCAGTCGTCGCACGCGGGGCAGTTTTCATCGGGCTGGTCGAGGCCTTTTTCTAGGCACGCCGGGCAGGGGTCGAGCGTGCACACGTAGGCAAACCACGCATCATTCTGCGCGGTGCCCTCGAGGATGCGGACGGAGCTCTCGTGGTGTTGGCGACACACGGAGGTGCGGCCGAATCCGGAATTGGTTATTTCTAGGATGAGCGCATTTTGCCGGCGCTTGGTGCCGGCGCGGATCTTGGCCTGGACGGTGCCATCGGGGTGGGCGTGGAGCTCGTCGATGATGCCGATATGCACGCGCTTGCCGTCGAGGTTGTTGGCCTCGGAGCTAAGCGGGCGGAAGACGCCGTCGCCGTTGGTGATCGATCCGACTTGCAGCGCCAGGCGGCGGCGGAGCTCGGGCGAGGCCTCGACCATCATCTTCGCATCTTTGAAACAAATGGCCGCCTGGTCTTTGGAGACGGCGGCGGAATAGATCTCGGGGGCGGTCTCGCGGTCGAGGGTGAGGCCGCCGAGGCCGATACCGGCGGCGAGCGGGGTCTTGCCGTTGCCCTTGCCGATCTCGACGTAGGCGTTGCGGAAACGGCGGAAGCCATCGGCGCGGTACCAACCGAAGAGGGATCCGATGATAAACGCTTGGAAATCGTGCAGGATGAACGGGGTGTTTTCCTCGAGGTGCAGGACCGATTCGAAGAAGAGGAGCCAGGCCTCGGCCTTGTCGGCACGCCACACGAGGGCGGGGGCCGGAGAGGTGCCCACGGAACACACGGAAGACACGGAAGCCGGAAGGGGGCGGCCGTGATCGTCGAAGCCGGCGCGGGCGAGGTCGGCGAGGTGGCGCTCGCAGGCCATACGGACAAAGCGCCCGGCGAGGATTTCGCCGGCCACGACGCCGCGGGCGTAGGCGTGCACGCGCGGCTCTTTGGGCGGCGGCGCCGCCGGGCGGCCCGTAGCACGGGCGGGCAATTTGGTCACGCGGCGGGCGGTGGGTTTGGGGCGGAGGGTGGGCACGGGTTAGCCGCGGGCGAGGTTTTGGGCTTGGGTGAAGGGGGAGACATTCTCGCCGTCGAGGGGGAGCTCGGCTTGGCCGGGGTTGACCCGGATGCGAGTGCGGGCGGCGGGGTTGAGGCCGAGAGAATTTCCGTGGGTGGTCATCTCTTTGTCCGCTTGCTTGCGTTGGCCGGTAAGGAGGTTGAGGCGGTTGAGGGTGAAACCGCGCTCTTCGCCGGTGAGCTTGCGGCGGTCGAGCTTGCGCTCGAGCCGGGGCACGGTCGCGACGGCGTGCTCCCAGCGGGCGCGGGCGTCGCAGTAGCGCGCGAGGATGTCGCGATCGGCGCCGGTGAGCCAGCCAGGGACTTTCTCCATGATCGCCACGATCTCAAACCAACACCGTTTTGCGGCGGGCGGGAGGTAGCGCGGGGGCTCGCCGACGCCAGGCGTGGGCGCGGGCTCGTCGCCACGGTCGTCGTGCGAGCGGTGGCCGGCGTTGCCCTCGAGGGCTTTGATCGAGGTGGGTTTGGAGGGACGGCCGCGCATTTTAAGGAGTGGCCCGCAAATCGGCGCGGATCTCGGAGGAGTTGCCCACGGAACACACGGAAGACACGGAAGCGCCGGAGGCTTGGGAAACGGTGTCGCCGTGCGACCCGTGCGCGCCGCGGAAGCCGCCGTCTTCGGTGGCGGTTTTGGTGTCGTGCTGGCGTTTGCTCAGGGCTTGGAGATTCCACTCGGCCCAGAATAAATTCTGGTCGCCGCGGTGCGGGATGATGTGGTCGCACACTTCGACGCGGTCGGCGGCGGTGATCAGCATCGTCTCAGGCGTGACGCCGGGGCCGAGGTGCAACGTGTAGATCGGATGGGCCGCCAAGAAATCGCCGCCGGGGCGACCGGGGGCGAGAAAGTAGATCGAGCGGTTTTGCAACTGGGCCGCGATGCGTAGGCCGTGGAACTCGAGGGCGAGCCGGGGCGACCACGCCGGGCCGCGGGTGAGGTAGCCCAGGGAAAAAGGAAACTGCCGGCGGATGGCGAGCGAGAGCGCGGCCCAGCGGTGGCCGTAGCCGCGGGACGCGGCCGAGCCGCGGCGGTCGTCGAGCGTCGAGCGGGTGGCCGCGATCTCGGCGCGCTCGGCGGTGGCGTGGGCGCTGCAGTAGCGCGAGCCAGGCGCGGCGAGGCCGGAGCAACGAAGGGCGCGGCAGGGCTTGGCGGGAGCGTAGGGCATTTTTTTTTAGGCGGCGGCGGAGGAGGCGGAGGAGTTGCCCACGGAACACACGGAAGACACGGAAGCCGGAGCCGGAGCCGGAGAAGGGGACGGGCGCCGGGCTTGCTCGTAGATGATCCAGCATTGAGAGCCGAAGGCGTAGGGGTTGATCGCGGTGGGGTCGCCGGCATCGCGGCGGCCGTAGCAGGCGGCCCGATGCCAGGCGGGAGGGGTGGCGGGTTTCACGCGGCGGGGCGGTGTTGGGCTTGGCGGCATTTTTCGGTGAGGTAGCGGCGATAGGAGGCGTCGAGATCGGGCCATTGAGCGCCGGCGCGGGCGTTGCCGGCGGCGAAGGGGGCGTCGGGCGTGTTGGCGTTGATCCACTCGCGCCAACCGGCGGGCTCGTCTTCCACGAGCTTCACCGCCGCGGCCACGGCGCGGTTGCCGGCGAGCTTGCCCCAGTGATCGACGAGAAGCCGCGCCGTGAGGCTTTGCGTGGGAAATAGTTTTTTGAACACGCCGGCGGCGGCGATGAGATCCTCGGGGTGCAGATCGGCCTTGACCCGCTGGATCGCGGCCACGGCGTGGCGGATCTTGCGCGCGCCGGCCTCGGTGAGGCGCGTGGGATCGCTGCCCTCGAGCTCGCACACGGTGCGGCACAAGCGGTCGAAAAAGTAGCGGACGGGGAAGGGCTCGGGATTTTCGGCTGAGCCTGGGCGGCGGCGAGGATTGGCGGCGGCTTGCTGGCGCTCCAGCTCGGCAACGATGAGCGCGCCGGCCATGATCCACTCGCCGCGCTCGAGCTCGGCGAGGACGGCCGCCACGGGCTCGGCCACGGGCTCGCCGCCGCCAAAGTGGCGGGAGCGGGCAAGGGCGATGAGCTCGAGGGGCGTGGGCATTTTTTTTAGAAGGTGCCCACGGAACACACGGAAGACACGGAAGCCGGAGAAGTGGCGCGGGTGCGGCGGCGAGAGACGGCGAGGATGCGGATGGCGGCGGCGCGGCGGGCCTCGAGGGGTGCGGCGGGGTTGTCCATCTCGCGGCGGTCGTAGGTGCCGGCGACGGCGGTTTCGCAATCGGGGCAAAGCATCGTCTCGGGGAGCTTTTGGCCGCGACACGGGCATCGGGTGTTTTCGTAGGACATGCGGGAAATTTACGCGGCGGCGGCGGGTTGGGTGAGTTGGCGGAGGAGGTGGCGGCGGTGGTCGGGGTCGAGGTCGGGCCACGCGAGGCCGGACTTTTCGCCGCCCGGGGCAAAGGGGCTGTCGGGGCAGTTTTCGGCGATCCAGTCGCGCCAGCCGGCGGGCTCGGCCGGGACGGCGGGCGTGGGGCGGAGAGCGGTCGCGGCGGGTTGCAGGCGGGGCCAATGCTTGGCGAGGGCGTGGGCAGTAAGCGTGGCCGTGGGAAAGGCGCGGCGGTAGGCGGCGGCGGCGGCGGCGATCTCGGCGGCGGTGACGGTGGGCGACGCGGTGAGGATCTCGCGGGCGGCGTGCTGGAGCTCGCGGTGGGCGGCGGGCGTAAGCTCGGTGCCGGCGGTGCCCTCGGCTTGGCGGAGGGCCGCGACGACGACGGCGGCGGGCAGATTAAAACCCAACGGCACGGGCTTGGGAGACGAAGGCGAAGCCGATGAAAACTCTCCCTTCGCCGCCGGAGGCGGCGGGATCGGCCGAGCGGAAGATTGTATCTCTATCTCTTCCTCTATCTCTGGTCCCGGTTTTGGTCCCGGTGAATGTCCCGATGGCATCGGGACATTTCTCCCGGTTTTGTCCCGTTGGCGTTGGGATGCTTTCTTGCGGTTTTCCATGGCGCGGGCTTTGGCGGAGCTTCCGTTGTGGCGGTCGAAGTTGACGAAGCAGAGGGCGCCATCGGTGCCGGTGAGCCAACCGACGTGCCGGAGCGCGGACGCGAATCGGCGTTGATTGGTGAGGCGGTCGACAAAGGCTTCGGTGATGGGGAGGGCCTCGCCGTTTTCGCTGTTGAGATTGGCCCAACCCCAGAGGCGGAGGAGCTTGCCGACCACGGCGTCTTGATCGACGCGTAGGTGCGTCGCCATGGCCACGACTTCCGGTTTATCGGGGGTCGTGATTTCGATTTTGATCCAGTCGCCGCTCATAGGTGGGAAGGGGGAAAAGGGCGGAAAAAATTAGTCGCGGAAGGCCCGGGCAAATTCGGGGTGGGAGAGGGCGCCGTGGAAGGGGCCGCCGCGCTCGGCGTGCTCGAGGTCCCAACGGGGGCCGAGGTTGCGGAACGCTCGGTTGCGGGCGAGCGTGCCACGGGTGAGCTCGAAAATGGTGCGCGTGCCACGGAGCCGGGCATAGGCGCGGGGCCATAGCTCGGAATCGCGCCGGCCGGCGCCGGGGATGCGCTTGAGCTCGCAGGCGCGGGCGGGGCGGTTGTGGAAAACCTCGGCGGCCTCGGCGGCGGTGAAGACGGGGCGGGCGTAGTTGGGCGGGAAGGGCGTGGGCGTGGGCGTAGTTTCGGAGGGGGTGCCCACGGAACACACGGAAGACACGGAAGCTGAGGCGGGGGAAATCATCGGCGAAGGGTGCGGACGGGGTCGAAGGTATCGGCAAGATCGCGGCGGGTGCGGCGGGGCCAACGGGTACTAGTGAGAAATTCGGCGACGGTGCAGAGCAGCCAGGCCACGCCAAAGGCGCAGAGGACCAGCCAAAAGCCAAAACCGATCAGAGCCCTTTTCATGCGGCGAGCCCCTGGGCGGGGGCGAGGGCGGCGATGCAACGGGCGCGGAGGGCTTGGTAATCGGCCTCGACGGTGGGCTTTTGCGCCCGGCGCGAGGTGATGGCGGCGACTGCAAAGGCGACGAGGTCGTGCGTGCGGCAGAAGGCCCGCGCGAGGGCGGCGGTGCGCTGGGGCAAGAGCTCGGCGGCGAGGGCGATGGCCATGTGCCGGGGCAATACGATATCATCGGTGCGGCGGGAGCCGAGCAGTTGGGCGACCGCAAAGCCGTAGTGGGCGGCGACGATCTCTTGGATGAGGCGGACGGCGGCGTTGGCCTCGGGGACGCGGGCGGAGTCGGCCCGGGCGATGAGCCGCATGGTCTTGCTTATCTGGGCTTGCTGGCGAGCAAGCCGGGCGAGCAGTTGGGGAATGGTCATGGGGGAAACGGATCAGGCGGCGCGGCGGGCGGTGAGGGCGCGGCGGGCGTAGTCGGTGAGGGCGAGGTCGAAGATCGCAAAGACCCGGGCGTTTTTCTGCCACACGGGATAGAGCGCGCCGGAGCGGCGGAGGGCATGGACCTCGTCGTCGGTAGTGATGCCGAGGCGGCGGAGGCGGGGATCGGCGGCGGCCTCGCCGGCGGTGAGGGTGGGGTGGGCCGGGTTGTCTAAATTGTGCTCGGCGCCGGCGGAGTCGGTCCAGACCGTGCCGCGGCGCACGTCGAGCACGAGGCCAGGGCAGGGGATGAGCCGGCCAAGACTTGGAGCGGGGGCCTGAGATTGAGAGACAAGATCGAGCGAGGCGGCGGGCGTGGGCGCGGGCTTTTTCATGAGTTAGGCGGCGATTTTTTGGGAAAGGGGAGCAGGCCGCGCCGGGGCGGGCTTGGCGGGGCGCTTTTTCTGGGTCTCGCGCTCGAGGGCGGCGTCGAGTTGGCTGCGGGCGTAGCGGCCATTTTGCGCGGAGGTGACGCGCCATCGGCCGGCCCAGCGGTAAAAGGCCGAGTCGCTCTCGTGCTTGGTGTAGGCGATGGCCTCGGTGGTGGTGAGGATCCGGTCGGTGAGCGTAGGCCGGGCGACGGCCTCGCGGATGAGGGCGAGCAACTGGTCGCGCTGGGCGAGGTCGACCGTGACGGTGATGGGATCGAGCGAGGCCATGGGCTAGGCGGCGGAGCGGCGGTTGAGCTCGGGGTCGAGCGTGAGGGTGCCTCGGGCGAGCACTTCCAGCAGGAGGGCGTCGCCCTCGGCAGGGCCAAGGTCCAGAGTGTGGGAGCGGCCGGAGACTTGCCAGCGGCCGGAGGGGAGCATCGTGCAGAAACCGGCCGAAGCCGGGACGTGCGTGCGGGCAAAGGCCTCGGCAAGCTGGGCGTGACTAAAGGGAGTCATACCGAGCACGGGGTCGAGGGTGCCGTAGGTGCGGTGGCGGAGTATGACGTATTTCATGGGGAGCGGCGGAAGGCGCGGAAGGCGGCGGGGAGCAGGGCGAGGCCAAGGCCGGCGAGCAGGCCGGAGAGCCAGAGGATGAGGTCGGGGGAGATCATGGGGTCGTGGCACGACGGGCGGCTTTGCGGTCGCGCTTGGCTTGGGCGGCAATGATGCGGTCGCGCTCGGCCGGGGTGAGCGCGCGGGGCAAAAGGTCGAGGGCCTTCTCCGCGGCGCGGATGGCCGAGGGGCGGGCGCCTTGGCTGGCGATGATCTCGGAGGCGGCGGCCACGGCGAGGAGGTTGATGACGGCGACGGATGGGTGATGGATTCGCATGGTCAAAAGGCTCAGGCGGCGGGCGGGAGGTTGGTGGCTTCGGCGAGCTCGTGATCGGCGGCGGCGCTGCGCCGGATGTGGCGGACGGCTTGCTCAACTGCCGGGAGATCGGCGGAGTTGAAGCCGTCGCGGGCGGCGTCTTCCAGGAGGCGGAGGGCCTCGAGGTCGGCTTGCTCGGCGGAATAGGCGAGGGCCGAGGCGGCGGTGCAGGCGGCGGCGCTGTCGGCCGCGATGTCCTGGGCGACGGTGAGGGCGGGGAGCGCGGCATAGTCGCGCAGGGCGCGGGCGGAGGCGGAGCGGCGGGCGAGCCAACGGTTTTGCTCGCGGATCAGGTGGCCGAGGGAGGGCCGGGGGGGCGCGGTGTGCATAGGTGGGAAGAGCCGAGGGTGGCGGTGCGGGGGAAAAACTTAGGCGGCGCGGCGGGCGCGGGCGCGGAGGGTGTCGAGCGCGGCGGGTAGGCCGATGTCCTCGGCGAGGGCGAGGAGCTCGGCACGCAAAGGGGCGTCGCTCGTGGGCCAGTGGCCGTCGCGCTTGAGCTTTTCCTCAATGGCGGCGCAGACGTAGGCGGACCAAAGGCCCTTCTCGCCGTCGGGCGATGCGACGGACTTGGCGAGAGTGAGCAGGTTAGCCGGGCCGGAAAAAGCTTCCTTGACGGCTCGGGAGGGTTTGGCGGGGGAGATCTCGGCGGGCATGGTGGTATTGGTAGGATACTTTACTACCAATACTCAAGAAAAAACATGGAATTTCTTTTCTACCGTAAAAATCCGGTTTAGGTTTGGCTTATGGGTAGGCCGCGAAAACAGCCACAGGATAGAGTGAAAAAGGACGCTTTCAGCGGGCCGCGCTACTTGTTGGCGGCGGCGAAGCAGGCGGCGGGAGTGGCCGAGGGGAAAGATTTCTCCCCGTGGGTGGTGGCCGCGATCCGCGAAAAGTTGCAACGGGATGTGCCGGACTTAATCGCGAAGATGCGGGCCGAGATGCAGGCCGCGGCGGTGCGAGCTAATCCTTCGCCAGACTGGGACGATCTCAAGACGGCCGAGGCGGCGCCGCCTACCGGCGCGGATCTCGGTTCGCAGGTGATCGCCGCCGCGCTAAAGAAGAAAACCGGCGGGCGATGAGCCGGTGTCGGGGCCAGAGCCGGGCGACTTTACGGAGGGAGCGGGTGCTCATGTAAGAGCAGAGAAGGCCGACGAGTTGCAAGAGCTCGGCTTCGCGTGGGGTGAGCTTGGTGAAGGGCATAGCAAGAGATACGCGCGCGCCCGGCTAAACTCGCCACAACGAGAAGGATGTGGTGCAATGGGGCATGAAGCTATTTTTCACGATCTTCGGGGCGATCTTGGCGGCGGCGGCGGTGGTGTGGGGCGTGATGTCCTGGTCGAAGAGCGCGGATCGGGACAAAGAGCGCGCCCGCGCGGCGGCGGTGCATCTCGCAAAATCGGCGAAGATGTTAAAAGAGCTCGTCGAAGAAAACAGCGGGAAACTACCCGTGGGCGACATCTGGGAAAAATCGAGCCTCGACGCGCCGGCACACTTTGCCGCGACGATCTCAGGGGGGTGGCCGAGCGACGGGCCCGGGAGGTGGGGCGTGCGGATCGATTTCTTTTCCTCCTATGGTACGGCCGTCGAAACCGCAAAGGCCGGCGGAGATCCGCGGAGCGTGGCGTGGGCCGATGAGATGGCCAAGCGGTTGGCCGCGGCGGCGGCGAGAATCGACGGCAAGCCTAGCCCGTAGTGCCGGAAAGACTACGGGCGCGGGCGGCGAGCACGGTGAAGAGCGCGGTGCCAGGTGCGGCGAGCTCAGGCGGCCGGAGCGCGTGGTAGGCGGTGGCCATGGCGTGGTCGACCTGCGTGCGGTCGAGGGTGAGTTGGCCGCGATAAACTTGATGGAGAAGCGTCGGGCGGCCCTCGTGCCCCAGCCACTCGGAGACGCGGCCGGCGTCGCGGGTGTAGGTGATGAGGTAGCTCGCGGCGGTGTGGCGGAAACAATCGTGGGGCCACGAGCTGAGGCCGGCGGCGTGCGCTGCGCGCTCGCGGAGGACGCGGGCGGTGACGGGCGAGACGTGGCGCGCGCCATCGATGCCAGGCGTGAGCCAAAGCCAGAGCGTGGCGGGGAGATTCTCGAGCAGGCGGGTTTTGCCCGTTTTGGAAATCTCGGCGGGGATGCGGATGAAGCGGCCGGCGAGGTTGATGTGCTCCCAACGGAGCCAGGGCTTGTCGCGGCCGGCGATCTCTTCGGGCCGGATGCCGGCAAAAAGCATGAGCGCGCACGCGGAGCGGCCGGGGCCGGCGTCGGCGAGGATGGCGGCGGCGTGGGCGGGCGTAAGGATCATGCGCTCAGACTCGGCGCCGCGCACGGCAAAGGCGTCGAGGCCCAGCGTGGCGTCGGCGCTCACGAGCGGCGGATCTTCGGCAATGGCCCAACGCCAGAGCGCGCGGGCGGAGCGGATGATCGAGACGCGGGACGCATCGCCCACGGAGAGCTCGTTGACCCATCGGGCGAAGCGGCCGCGGGTGATCTCGTCGATGGGTTGGTCGCCGAAGTCGCGGGCGATGGGCGCGAGGAAATTTTCATACCACTCGAGGGTCGCGTTGCGAATCGGTTTGCCGCGGCGGGTTTTCTTGCGGGTGCGGCTCAGGAGGAAACGATCGACCGCGACCGCCACGGGCGTGCGCTCGAGGGCGCGCTTGCCGTCGAGGGCAATGGTCGCCGCCTGGACAAGCGAGATGCCGGAGCCGGCGAGCAGTTGCAAAGCGCGGCGGGCGTCGTGCCGCTCGGCGGTCGTGATGCGGAGGCGCGTGCGCTCGGTCTCGATGTAGCGGGAAGGCGCGGCCGGAGGGATCGAGGAGGGCGAGGGCATGGCGCGGAAAAAAAGTTGGTGCCCGCGGAGGGAATCGAACCCCCAATTTCACGTTCGAAGCGTGATGTGATAGCCTTTCCACCACGCGGGCCGCGTCTTTGATTCGGGCCAAGGGTTTGGCGAAGTCAAACGCCTAATGCCCGGGGAAAAGTGACAAGAAAACGGAGGCCGAAAAACGTAAGTGGCCAGCGGAAAAAATCGACTACGCCGCGCAAATCATTTTCCAAAAGCAAGATGCGCGAGAACTTGGCACGCAATCCCACGGCGCGGGCTCGTGACTTCGAATCAGAGGTTGCGGCGATGATTTGCAACGACTTAACCCCTCCCCCCTTGCTCATTTTTGCGCTCATGCGCGTTGCAGCAACCTAACGGTCTCGGCGGATTTTCGCCTATACTTTTGACCCGCCCCCCCCGTCGGGGTCTAAAAGGCTCAAAAATGCAGGAAAAACGAGGTTTTTGCCCGGTTTTGGGGCGCTCAGTCTAGGAAGTGAAAGGTGAAGCGCCGGGCGCCCGCGGTGATCGTGCCGCCGGCTGGGTCGAAGACCTTGAAGACCGAATTGTTGGCGTCGTTGCCGGCGGCGCTGTAATCGTGGAAGATGTCCACGTCGCCGGCGGGATCTACACACTGGGCGAGGATGTAATCTTGGACCGCCCCAAGCGCGTGGTTGAACGTGAAGGAAACCGCCGCGGCGCCTAATGTTTCAACGTGCGAAACGCGACGGATGCCGAGGTTGCCTTGCGCTCCGCTCTTGGTGCTTGCGCCGGTGCCGCCGTCGGCAAGGGCGAGGTCGGTGATGCCCGCGATCGTGCCGCCGGTGATGGCCACGGCGGTGGCGTTTTGCTGCGTCATGCTGCCAGCAGCCAAACCCAAAACCGTGTTGAGGTTTACCCCAGGCGTTGCCCACCCGCTTTTCACCCCCGTCGCGTTGACGCTGCGGACGCGGAAGTATTGAGCGGCGAGGGTGTCGCTATAAACGAAGGTCCTCGTCTCGGTGGTGTTGCGCTTGCTCGACGGCCATTGGAGATCGGCGTCGGCGTCGGTGTCGGAGGTATGCAACACCCAATCATAGGAGACCACATCCTTCTCGGTTGGCGCAGTCCAGGAGATCAAACACCCGAACCGTTGCACGCCAAAGGCGAACGATGGCGGGACGATCGCGCCGCTCGCCGATGAGCTTGCGGTGACACTGGTGGGCGAGGAAGCCGTTGCCTTGTTCGGAGCCGCGAAAGGCGAGCCCGTCGCGTCCACGATGCCAGAGCCCACGCCAAAGGCGGAAAACGCTTGCACGGCGACCTCGTAGCTCACGCCGGGGCTGAGGTCGTCGATGTCGCTTGTGCTGCCGCCGGTGCTGCGTTGGTCGGCGACGATCCACCCCGTCGCGCCGCTCTTGCGATAGAGCAGGTTGAGCACATAGCCGCCGGTCGGCATCGCGGGCACGTTAATCACGAGTTTCGAGAAGACGGTGCCGTCGCCGCTCAGGTAGGTCGTGGAAGAACTTAGCGTAGGCGCGGCGGGGTTGCTGGGTGGGGTCGTGCTCAGACCTTGCACGTCAACCCATGCCAAGCCGCTCCAACGATAAAGCCGGTTGGCGTCGTCGGTATCGACCCAGAGATCGCCGACGGCCGTAGCGGTGGGCGCGCTGGTTTGGTAGAAGGTCACGATCTTGCCGTCGGCCGTAGCTTGGGCGTTGCCGGCGTTGGTGAGCGCGGTGGCGATGCCGGTGTCGCGGATGGCGACCCACGCCGAGCCGCTCCATCGGTATAGAGTGTTGCTGTCGTCGCTATCGACCCAAAGATCGCCGACGCCCTCGGCCGTGGGCGCGCTCGTTTGCACGAAGGTCACGACCTTGCCGTCGGCGGTGGCTTGGGCGTCGGCGGCGTCGGAGATCGCCGTGGCGGCGGCGGATGCGGCGGCGGCGATGTCGGCGGCGATGGATGGATCGAGGGAGCCGGCCGACACGGTGCCAGGCGTGGCGGTTGCGGTGGCGCTAAAGGCGCCGGCGTTTTCGCTGCGGTCGATGGCGCGGACGCGGTAGTCGTAGGCCGTGCCGATCGTCACGTCGACATCAACGAAGCGCGAGGCGCGGACCTCGGCGAGCTTTGCCCAGGTGCCGGAGCCGGCCGGTGCGCGTTGCACTTCGTATTCGCCGAGATCGGCCTCGGTGCTGTCAGGCCAATCGAGCGAGACGGCTTTGCCCGTGCCAGTGACGGCGGTGAGGCTTGCAACGCCGGCGGGGCCGGACAGATCGCCGGCGGCGGTGAGGTTGACCGTTACCCATGAGGACGGCACGGCGAGGTTGTTTTCGCTGCGCACGCGGAAATTGTAAGCGGTGCCGATGACGACCGCGCCGATGAATTCGCGCACGGCATCGCCTCGCACCGTTGACCACGGCCGCCAGTCGGCACTCGCGGCCGGCTTAAACTCGATCCGGATGACGCCGCCTTGCGTCACGTTGATGTCGGCCGGGGCGGTCCAGTCCAGGCGCACGCGGGGCACCACGCTCCCATCGGCTTGGAGATCGGTGGTGGTCGCGCCGCTCGTGGCGGTGAGGCTCGTGGGCGCGGCGACGGTAAACGGATCGGGCAACGTGGTATTGGGCGCGAGATCCACGATCGTTTCTTCGCCGTTGGCCCAATCCCACACGCCGGCCGCCGTCTCTTGGAGCTCGAGCGCGATGCCGAGCGTGAGGTTGTCGCCCTCGCCCACGAGGCGGAAATCCCACGAGATGACGGAGAACTGTTTGGCGGTCCATCCCAACGTCGCCCGCGTGATCTCGACCACATCGCCGGGCATGCATTGCATGGCCTTGAGCATGTAGATCCCGCCGCACGTGATCTGTTGGCGGCCGCGCTCGAGCTCGATCTTGGCGAGGCGCTGCGCCGTGGCGGGCGAGGTCGTGAAATTGAACTGCACATCGCGGTCGAGCCAGATGCCGCCATCGGCGGCCTTGTAAGTCGTGTTGGCGATGGGTGGGAAATCGGCGGCGGCCCAGTTGGTCGTCGGGCTGATGTAGATGCCGCGCACGCGGTTGAAGGTATCGCGCCGCGATTGGCGCGGTTGCACGGTGAAGCCGCCGCAAAGATCGGCATCGGTGAGCGAGAGCGTGGGCGTGCGGTGGGCGCCGGCGCGCACGGTCCACGTGCCGCCCGTGTCCACGATGTGGCCGGCCATCGCGCCCGCGAGGTCGAGGAGGACGGCGTCGGGATCTTGGTCGGCGTTGATCGTGCCGTTGCACGTGTAGCGGTCCTCGGTGCCGCTCGGGTTGAGCGTGATGTTTTCGTCGCAGATATTGGCGGCCTCGATGAGATCGGCCGAGCGGATGCGGGCGCGGGCGACGCCCTTGCCGAAGGTGGAGTCTTCCAGGTAATCGGCGGCGCAGAGGGCCGCGTTGGCCGACCACACGGTGGTTGAGGTGCGCGGGTCGAAGACCTTTTTGCCCTTCACCATGCAGCGCACGTTTGGGAGGCCGTTGGGGAATTTCTCGGCGGAGTAGGTGAGGCGGATGTAAAGGTAGGCGATGCCGCGGAGCCGGTGGGCGGAGGTCCACACGGCGGGCGCATCGGCGTTGAGCGAGGCCTCGACGCTTTGCGTGGAAGTGCCGGTGAATTTGCCCATGTGCACGAGGCCGGAATAAAAGCCGGTCGCATCGCCGGAGCCGTTAAACGGCACGACCTCGTCGCCGAAGTAGATGTCGCCCAGCTCTTCGACCTCGTGGCCGGCCATGGCAATAATCAGGTGCAATTGCTGATTGTTCGCGCCGGTGGTGTGGATAAAAACGAGCGTGCCAGAGACGAGGACTTGGCCGTAGATGAGCCGGCGCGGGGCGATGGGGTCGCGGGTCATGAGGTTGCGCCCCTGGTCGATGCTGCCGGTGGAGAGTTGCCGGCGGAGCTTGGCGCTTTGCGCGGAGGAGTAGGCGATCGAGGCGGCGGCGGCGAGCCCGTAGAAAATCGCCGCTTGCACGCCGGCCACGGTGACGGAGATGCCGGTGGCGATCGTAAAATAAGCGCCGACGATCTTGGCGACGGCGAGGGGGACGAGTTGAGGCATGGCGGGAGCGGGGAGAGGTTAAATCGAGAGGGTGGCTTGCGCGGTCTCGCGGGCGATGCGGGCCATCGCGGCGGCGTAGTAGTCGGCGTCGAGTTCGGAGGCCGTGAGGTGGGCGCCGAAGTAGTGGCAGGCGATCGCGTGCGAGCCGCTGCCGAGGTGGGTGTCGAGGATGCGCTGACCGGGCTTGGCGTATCGCTCCAAAAGCCAAGTGTAGCGTTCGACCGGCTTTTGCGTGGGGTGGATTTTGTTCTTTTCAGCCAATACAGAGCGGCGAAACATTTTTGCAGGCGTTTGCAGGCTTATCCACGCATACTCACACATGCTGAGGCTAAAATCTTCCGGCTGAATTTTATCCCAGATGATAAAACCCTGAGAAGGATGCAGCGGAAAATAATTGCCGCCCCAGATAATTTGTTGACGGCTCACTCGGCGCAATTCGGCGAAGTATTCCAACGAAGGAATATCCGAGTCCCATGGCTTTCGATCATGCAATTGACGCACCGGATTTGATGCAATGCCGATGCCGTAGGGCGGGTCGACAATTGCCAGGTCGAAGTGTTTGTCGGGAAACTCGCGCATGAGATCCATGCAATCGGCGTGCCGGAGATCGAGCGTGCCGGGCGTGGCGGCGAGGGGCTCGGCGGGCGCGACCTCGGCGGCGGACTCGGCTTCGAGGATGAGCTCGGGGGCGGCGCTCATGTTATCCGATCCGCCAGGCGCGGCGGGCGGTGAGGGTGGGGCGGTAGTCGAGGCCGGTGGGGCTGGCGAAGACGCTTTGCGCGCCGAGGCACACGCCGAGCGCGGGGCCGCCGTCGCCGTCGTGCGCCACGAGATCGCCGCGCCGGGCCATCGCCACGGGCGCCTCGGGCCAGCCATGCTCGGCAAACGTTTTTCTTGCGATCGCCTCGAGGCCGCCGAGCGTGCCGAGCACGCGGGCCGCCGTGAGCGCGGAATCGACCTCGGGGCGCCACGGGCGCGCGGGATCGACGCCGGTGAGGATCGCCACCCAATCGCACGCGAAGAAGGCGCAGTTATTCTCGGCCCAGTCGAAGGGCTGCGCTTTCTTTTCCTCGACGAACAGAGCGAGGCGGGCGGGCCAGTTGTCGCGGCGGGTGGTGGTGGTCGTGCTCATTCGTAGGTGTCGCCGCCGCGCGGGTCGATCACGCCGGAGCCGGCGCCGCCGCCGATGCTCACCGTGGCCTTGCCCCACGTGATTTCTTTGTTTTGCAGGCCGGCCACGTAGGCGAGGCCGAGGTCGCCGGGATACTCGATTTGCAGATCCTCGTCGGTGTAGCGGCGGCCACGGGCGCGGGAGTCGATCAACTCTTTCTCGAGGTTGATCGTGATGGAGGCCGTCTCGCCGTTGTCCTCGATCGGGCAGATGTCGATCACGCCGTCGAAGATGAGATACGGGTCGATCGTAAAGCCGGCCGAGGCGTTGAGCAGGCCGAAATAGATCTTGGCGGGGCGGCCTTGGGTATCGTCGGCGAGGGCGAGGGCGATCAGGCCGCTCGGGATGCCGGAGAGGCGCAGTTGCACGCCGTTGGCGGCGCCGTCGCGGGTCTCTTTGATCGGGGAAATCGTGCCGAGGTGCCCGGTGCCGGTGTAGGTGTTGCCGCCCCAGGTGATGTCGCCGTAGCCGTTCCACGCGCGCACGGTGCCGGTGGGCCATTGGAGCTCGACCAGAAAGACGGGCGAGATCGAGGCGGCGGCGGCGGCGGCGCCGAAGGAGGTGGGAAGATCGCGCGGCATGGTTTTTTTTAGGAAAGGGCCTCGACGGCGGTGAAGGAGAGGCCGGCGCAGATCTTGCGCTCATCCATCGCCCAGGCGGGGAGGCTCGCCAGGCGGAAGAGGCCGCGCGGGGTGGCGTAGGTGATGGGCGAGGTGTTGGCGTAGGCCGAGCGGAGCCGGGGGAAGACATCGACCGACGTGGCCGAGTTGACCTGGACGACGCGGTGCAGGCGCGACGAGAGCCCGGTGAAGACTTGCAACCAATCGCCCACGGCAAAGGTGCCCGTGGCGCCCGCGATCGGGAGCGTGGTCGAGTTGGCCACGGCGCCCGCGCCCACGCTGAGCGTGCCGGTGACGGCGCCGAGGCGCGTCGTGCGGACTGAATCGCCGAGCAAAAAAGTGCCCTCGCGGCCGTTGAGCGCGAGGAAGAAGGCGGCCCACTCGCCGGCGGCGGCTTCCTTCATGGGCGGGAGCGAGACGGTGGCCTCCCACCATTGGCCGGGCCAAGCGTAGATCTGTTGCTGGCCGGTGAAGGGCGAGGCGTTGAGGCCCACGATGGAGCGCGGCGACCACTCGATCGAGCGGATGCCGGTGACGGTGGGCAGGGTGAGCGGGAAGGTGATGGCCATGGCGGGTCTTTAGTAGGCGCGGGCGGTGGCGCCGCCGCGGCGGCGGATATCGGCGAGCTGGGCGAGGGTTTGGCGTTGGTTGAGGGCGAGCAACGGGCCGAGCTCCGCCTTGGTAACGCCGGTGGCGAATGAGTAGTTGAAGGCGTAGCTATCGCCGCCGCCGCGCTCGGTCATGCCGGCGGAGATACCCGCGGGGATGATCGTGCCGCCGGTGTTGCTTTTGAAAAACTCTTCGCCGGCCTCGTTGACCCGGTAGGTCACGCCGGCCTCGACGCCGCCACCCATGGCGCGGCCCGGGATCGCGGCGCCCGTGCCGTAGAAGGCCGGGAGCACGGCGCGGCCGCTGAGGCCAAAGAGCCCATTGATGAGCGGGTTGATGATCGCCAGGCGCGCGGCCATTTCGATGACGGAGCGGGCGACCACATCGACCAGGCTGGAGAAGGTGTTTTCGCCGGTGATGAGGATATCGGCAAACGATTGGCCGGCGCGGTCCGCGACGTTTTCCCACATCGCCGCCATGCCGCTCGACCACGCGGTGGCCTTTTGGCCGACCACGTCTTGGGCCTTGCCGGCATCGATCAGGCGCGAGGCGTAGTCCTCGACCTCGCCGCTGGCTTTGGCGTAGGCCTCGGCGGCTTCGCCCATGGCACGGGCGGCGGTCTCGGTCGTGATTTCCTGCCGCTTTTCCATCTCGTTGAGGCGCTCGATCTCGGCGGTGTATTTTTCCAGCGGGGTGCGGACGGCGAGGGTGAGGGCGGCGGCCTCTTGCAGGCGTTTATTCACTGCCGCTTGGGCCTCGGCGAGGGCCGCCGCATCGCGGCTCACATCGCCGAAAAACGTCGCGAGGGCATCTTCGACCTTGGGCAAAATGGCGGCGGCGGCGGCGTCGAGATCGCCGAAGAAATCGGTGACGGCATTATTTACGGCGCTGGCGTTGAGGCCCTCGATCTGCTTGCGGAGGGCGTCGGCTTGCTTTTGCAGCGCGGGCATGGCCGCTTGCGCCTTGTCGGCGCGGTCGAGCATGAGCTCATAGAAATCGCGCCCGCCCATGCCCACGTCGCCGAAGCTCTCGCCTTCGAACCGCTTGACCCGCGTGCCCAGGTTGGAGAGGCCGAGGGCGCCTTGGCTGCCCTTATCGACAAAGGTCATGCCGGCCGTGGCCTTGGCGCGGTCCGCTTCCAAGTTGCGAAGCTGGTTTTCGATGTCGGCGAGTTGTTTCTTGCGGGCGGCGAGCTGGGCCTCGGGGAGCATCTGGTCGAGGCTCGATTCAATCCGCATTGAGGAGATCTCGCGGAATTTCTCCGCGATGCTCGCGGCGCTGTCATCGACGCGCTTGGTGTAGGCCTCGGCCTCTTTGATCATGCCGACGAAGTAATCGACACCGGTGTTGATGATGCTGAAACCGCCAAAAAGACCCGCGCCGCGGAGCAGGTCTTTGCCAAAGTCGGCGAGCTCAAACTTGCGTTTGATGCCCTTGGTGAGCTTGTCGACCTCGGTGTTGATCGCCGCCGACGAGCGGCGGGAGGCGTTGTCGGCGCGCTTGAACTCGTCGACGAACTGCGTCGCGTCGGCCGTGACTTTGGCGTGGAGCTCGCCGATGGATTTTTTCGCCATAAAATTAGACGCGATGGGCGCCGGCCTTCACGAGGCGGGCGCGGGTTTTTTCGATGCCTCTGGCGATGCCGGCGGCGAGGGCCTCGCCGGTCTCGCGGTGGCCGGCGTTGACGGCGGGGCGCATAAAGGGGCGGGCGGCGACGAAGCCGAGCACGCGGGCGGTGCGTTTGCGGAGCGTCGTGCCGGCCTTGGGCGCGACGATGAAGTGCCCAAATTCGACCAAGTGGGCGTATTTGTGCGGCTTGCCGGCCTTGCTAAAATTGCCGCCGGCTTTGATGCGCTCGCCGCCGCGGTAGAAACCTTTATCGGGGCCGATGATCGCCGTCGCGTTGAGGCCGCCGCGATATTTTTTGACGATGTGCGTGATGCTCTTTTTGAGCGCGCCGGTATCGCGCGAGCGTTCGGCAAATCGCTTGGCGTGTTGCTCGATCGGGCGGGCGGCGACCTTCATGGCCGTCGTCATAATCTGCGCTTGGAGATCCGCCGGAAGCCCACGGAGGACGGCGGTGATGCCGTCGAGGCCGGTGAGCGGGGTGCGGATGTAGGCGGTGCGGGCCATGATTAGCGGGTGGGCGGGAGCGGTGGGCCGAAGGCGGCGGTAAGGGCGGCGGAGAGTTTTTTTTGCTGGGCGGCGAGTTGCTCGGTGGTCTCTTCCTCGGGCGGAAGAAAATCGGCGGGGTCGCCGCCGATCTGGCAGGCCATGAGGTTGGCAAATCGGCGAGAGTCGCGGCGTTCCTTGGTGCGCCACGCTTTGGCGAGGGCGGAGGATTCGGCGGGCGTCAGTTGCCAGGCGTCGAGGCCGGCGGTGAGGCCGAGATCGACGACGGCAAAGGCCCAGTCGGCGAGGGCGCGGCGCTCGGCGGGCTTTTTTTTTCTGGGAAGGCCTCGGCCACGAGCGCCGAGATAACTTTGAGGGCGCCGAGTTGCTGGTCCTCGGTGCTGAGATACTCGGCGAGATCCTCGGGCGCGGCGAACTCGTGATCGCGCTCGGTGAGGCTCGCCCAGAGCAGAGCGCAGAGCGCATAGAGCCGGTGCCGGCCCCGGCCGAGCGCGGCGAAGGAGGCCGGGCGCTCGAGGCTGGCGTTGCGCGCTTGCGCCCGGGCCGTCCACCGCACGGGGCGGGGACGGTCGAGGGCGATGAGGATCGGGCCGGCGGGGGCCATGCTCAGGCGGTGAAGGTCGAGGCGCCGGTGCCGTCGATCACGATATTGCACATGAGCTTGCCGTTGACCGGGAGCGGGAGGCCGATGCTCGTGATGCGCGAGGGCACGACCCATTTGGCCGCGCCGGCATCGGGCAAGGTGACTTCCAGAAAGCCAGCGGTGCCGGCCTCGACGGCGGCGCGCAAGATCTCGTGGGTCGCATCGGCCGGATCCCAGAGGATCTCGCCGGAGAAGTTAAACGGCTCTTTGAAGCCGGCGTCGATCTTGTCGAAGGTGCCGGAGCTGTTGTCGTGGGTGGTTACATCGAGCAGGCCGGCGCGGTCGCCGAGGCTGATGGTCGAGTCGCCGGCTTGGCCGATGACGGTGGTGGGAGGGTTGGCGGTGCCCCATTTGAAGATAGCGCCTTTTGCTTTGTATTTGGCCATGGTGGTCGGTGTTTTTTAGTTGGTGATTTTGGTGCGGTGGAAAAGTGGGCGGGGCTTAAACGATGAGGTCGCAATCGGCGCGGAAGACCTCGACGTTTTCGTCGAAGTTGCCGTCGCGCTCGTCTTGCAGGGTGGGCACTTCGCCGGTGGCGAGGGCGACGCCGTCGAGGGCGGCGATCACGGCGTCGCGGAGCTCGATCGCTTGCGCCGCGGTGCCGGCGAAACACGCGAATTGATAGGTGCGCTCGGTGACGGCCGAGGCGCCGGCGTGGCATTGATCGGGCGAGCTCGCGATTTGTTGATAGACGACATACGGAAAGCCGGCGCCGGCGGGCACGGTCACGAAGTAGAGCCCATCGGCGCCGATGAACGCGGCGACGGCGGTGTTGGCCGTGAGGGCGGCGACGAGGGCCGAGTGAGTATCGAGGGCGGTGGCCACGGTGAAAGGGGGCGGGCGGGGCCTAGTCCTGGTCGTGCTCGCGGCGGCGGGAGCGCACGAGCAAGATCCATTTCGTAAGGACGTAGCCAAGCGAGGCGAGGCCGACGGCGATCGAGAGCACGCTGTGGATATTGGAGAGGATCGCGGTGCCGATGGTGCCCGCGCCGCCGATGAGTGGTGTGAGGTCGTGTCGCATTTTTTTACGGGGTGCGGTTGGCGTGTTGGCGCTCGAGGCGGGTGATGGTGTCGAAGGTCTCCAAAACAAAAACGGGGGCGGCGGCGGCGGCGGCTTGGAATTGCGGGTGGCGGGCGAGGCGGGCGGTGTTATCCTCGGCGGTCACGGGCAGGGCACGCGGCGCAAAGGTCGCGCACGCCGTCAGGAACGGGAGGAGCAGCAGGCCGAGCACGAGCAAGGGCCTCGGCGATGAGCGCGGCGTTGCGGGCGTTTTTGGCGGATTCATCGGCAAGGTTTTGCTCGGTTTTGTACGCGGAGTAGGCGGTGAGCAGTTGGGCAAAAAGGGACTCCGCCGCCGGGAGCGCTTTGATAAGCGCGAGCAGCGCGGCGACGACGGAGGCCATCTTTTTTTATTTGGCGTTGGCTTGCTCGGAGGAGACGCCGTTGTCGCGGGCGGCGACGCCCACGATGAGGCCGCCCAGGGCGAGCAGGGCCTCGCTCACCCAGTAGTAATCGGGCGTGAGCAGTTGTTTCGCGACGGGAGCGAGGGCGAGGATGATGCCGCCGAGGGTGGTTTTCCAAGATTTCATGGTGATGTGGTTTTGATGGTTACGGGAGCGGGAGAAGTTTGGCGGGGGGGCGGGAGAGGATGGCGGGGTCGCGGGGATCGTGGGTTGTGGCGCAACCTGAGAAGGCGAGCACTGCGATGAGGCAAACAAGCCGGAGAGGTGCCCACGGAACACACGGAAGACACGGAAGCCGGAAAGATTGGAAAAAAAGTTTCATGCGGCGAAGCCTTCGGTGATCGAGGCGCGCTCGCCATCGGTGAGGGTGATTTCTTCGCCGTCGGCGGGCTCGAAAAAATGGATCTGCCCGTCGTGATCGGCGAACCATAGGGCGGCGTGGCGGCCGACCCGGCGGGAGTTGCGGGCGGTATAGTCGATCGAGCCGAGGGCGGTGCCGGTGCGGGTGCGGCCGGTGGCGAGAGCATCGACGGCGCAGCAGTCGATGACGTAGGCGGTGAAGCTGAGGGCGTGGTTGTCGCAGTCGTAGATCTCGGGGCGCCAGAGCGGGCGCTTTTCCGTTTTGCCGCCGCCGATCTGCACGACGTGCGTGAGCCGCTCAGGGAGCGAGGCGACCCAGTAGCCCCACGCCTCGCGGACCCATGCAGGCGAGAGCCCGTCAAAGGTCGCGTCTTTCCAGCGCCAAAGGTGCGCGGGGGCGCCGATGGCGTAGAGCGCGAGAGCGAGCTGTTGGGTGGTGAGCACGAGGCGGCCGGAGGGTTTTGGGCTTTACGGCGCGGGCGCGGGAGCCGGGGCCGGTGCGAACTTGGCGGCTTGGTCGGCGGTGAAGGCGGCTTTTACGGCTAGACTCAGGCCGGAGAATTGCGCGGGCGTCAGTGTAATCGTGAAGCTCGCGGAGGTGGAAAGCTCGCGGGAAATCTCAGTGCCTTCGGAGTCGTTTTTGACGACGAGGGGGAACACGGTGAGGGTGAGGGAGCCGTCGTCGGCGGGGTCGCCTTGCACGCGGCCAACGTAGTGCGTGATCGTGTTGCCGGCCTTGGTGACGGTGGAGAGGACGGTGCGAATCGGAGCCGGTTCGGCCGCAAAAGCGACGGAGGCGAGGGCGAGGGCGAGGAGTGCGAGGATGTGTTTTTTCATGTGCTTACGAGGAGACGGCTTTGATAACGGAGAAGTTGAAGACGGGCGCTTCGGAGGTAGTGCCGCCCGTGGTGGCGAAGCTGATGCGGAAGGAACCCGCGCCAACGGCGGTCACGGAGATCATGTAAAGGTCGGTCCCGCTGCGCTGGTTGACGATGATCGTGTCAGTCGCGGCCACGGCGGAATTGGTGACGGTGAATGATTGCCACGTCGCGCTGCCTGCGGCGGTGAACAGCGTGATTGCGCCTGCGACGGTGTTGAGCGTCACGCCCGTGGTGCGGCTCGTGATCTGCGTGACTGCGCCGCCCGCGCCGGTAGCGTAGCCGATGCCGCCCGTTGCGGAGGTCGAGCGGATTTGTGCGCCCGCCACGATGTTGCCGCCGCCCACTGCCACGTTGGTGGCTGCGCTGCCGTTGCCGACTGTGAACGCGCCAACCGTAGAGCTAGACGCCGATGTGGTGTCGGTTATGTTGACCTTGCCGTTTTGCAGAACATAGCCACCCGCTGCGGTAAGTGCGAAGTAATTCCCGTTATTGATGCGCAGGGCAACGGTGCCGCCAGTGGGCGCGTTTAAGATTGTGTTACTTGCATCGCCCGAGAGCCCGTAATTGCTGGTTGAGGGCGACGCTTGGCGGAACCAAAGGCCAATAGTCGATGGAATGGTCGTGCCGTCTATTTGAAACAAAATTCCGCCGTTGTTGAGATTCAGCGAACCGCCGAAATACGCCGCCCCCGCATTGCCGAAACCGCCGCTGTTGATAAGCGAGCCGGTCGTGGTGGACGTGCTGGCGGTGGTGCCGGAAACAGACAAAGTGTTGGTAAACGTCGCCGCGCCCGTGGCTCGGACAATACTGAACCAATCGTTGCCACCGACTGAAAGCCGGAAGTCTCCGCTCGTTGCTATGTTGCGTAAAGACCACTGCCCAACCCCGCTCTGATTGAGCGCAAAATTTACTTCGGTGCCGGTTGACCCAAAAACGGAAACAGGAGCCGAAAACGTCGCCGCGCCCGTCGCGCTTGCAAAGGTCAACGCCGTGCCGAAGCTGCCTGTGCCTAGGGTCAGGTTGGACGCGGCTGCGCTGGTGATGCTGTTGATCGAGGTGAGCGCGGTGGGGAGGGAGAGCGTGGGGTTGCCCGCTACGCCGTCGCCGTTGGTCACGGTGATCTGGCCCGCCGTGCCGGTCAGCGTGCGGGCGGCGGCGGTCGAGGCCGAGGTGCGGGCGATAAGGCCGTTGGCGGAGATGCCGGAAATGGCATCGAGCTCGGCGTCGAAGGCTTGGACGTTGGTGCCGATCACGAGCGCGGCCGAGGTGCGGAGCGCGGCGGCGTCGGCGAGGGTGAGCAGGCTGCGGCCGTAGCTCGCCGTGGTGAGCGCGGCGATGGCGGTGAGATCGGCGTCGAGCGGTTGCGAGGCGGCCTGGGCGGCGGCGATGGCGGTGGCTTGTGCGGTCGAGACCGGCTTGTCGGCATCGGCGGTGTTGGTGACGAGGTTGAGGGCGAGCGTGGTCTTGAGGGTGGCGTCGCTGGCCTCGGTGAGCAGGCCACGGCCGAAGCTCGTCGTGGTGAGGGCGGCGATGGCGGTGAGGTCGGCGTCGATCGGCTGGGCATCGGCGTTGATCGTGTTGTTGGCGGAGGCGACGATGTTTTTGAGCTGGGCGCGGAGCACGGCCGCCGTGATCGCGCCCGTCGTGCTCGGGAGGTTGGTGTCGATCTCGGTATAGAGCGCGGCGCGGCTCTTGGCGGTCTGGGCGCCGAGCGGGGCGGTGAGCAGGGCGACGACCAACGCCAGCAGGGTGCCCACGGAAAACACGGAAGACACGGAAGGACGGAAAAAGCGGGAGAGGCGCATGGGATTATTGAAACTCGGGTGAGAACTCGTCGGAGAAGGAGGAGACCGGCTCGCGGATGGAGCGGGTGACGAGCTCGAGGTAGGCGCGGCGGCCGAGCTCGATCGGCTTCTGCACGATCTCAAAAAATTGATCGCCATAGACGACCCGCATGAAGGCCACGACCCCGGTGCGGTAGCGGATCCGAAAGGTCACCGTCTCTTCGATGCTCTCTTGCTCGGCGGCGTAGTAGCGGCGGCCGTTGTCGACGCGGCGCATGGCCCACACGGTGGCCGAGTCGGTCCACACGTCGAACTTGCCACCCACGCCGTCGCGCTGGGCGGTGCGCGATTGCAGCACGATGCGGCGGTCGAGTTGGCCGGGATCGGTATTCCCTTGGGCTTGGAGGCTCATGCGAGGAAGGCGATGCGGGCTTGCTCGATCAGGGCGTCGAGGTGGTGGGGCACGGCGTTGACGATGTTGCCCACGTTGACCGGGAGGCGTTGCTCATACCACCAGGCGGCGAGGGCGAGGATGGCGTAGCGGTGGCCCTCGGGGACGGCGGTGGCGGCGGCGCCGTAGCCAGCGACGAAGGTGATGGAAAACGCGCCGGGATACTCGCCGAGATCCGGCCAGGAGTAATCGGGCTTGAGGCTCACGCGGCCGAAGGCGGAGTCGCAACCCACGGCGCTCGCGGCGTAGGCCGAGGGGCTGAGGACCTGGGCGACGCCGGCGTCGTCGATGTAGTTGACGGAGGTGATCGAGATGAGCGGCGCCCGGGGGAGATCGAGGTGGCGGAGGTTGCCGTGGCGGTTGGCCGGGATCCGGTCGAAGGTGGCGGTGAGCGTCTGCGTGATGAGCGCGAGGCCGGTCTGTTTCTCAAAATGTTTCCGCGCCGCGGCGATGAGGTGCGTGATGTAGGCGGCATCGGTCGTGCCATCGAGCCGGAGCATCTGTTGCACGAGATCGTCGGCCACGAGCGCGACCTCGACCGCCGGCGGCGTCACGACCGTGACGCGCACGGGATCGGCGGCGAAGAGCGGGGCGGGGTAGTTGCGTGCGGCCGTGGCGGGCATGGGCGGAAAAATCAGGCCTTGAGCTTGCGGGGGGCGGAGCGGGCGACGGCGGCGGTCTCGACGACGGGGGCCACGGCGGCGGTCTCGACCGCGGGCGCGGTGGCATCGGCGGGGGCGGCGGTGGCTTGGCGCTCGGCGATGAGCTGGGCGGCGACGGCATCGGCCACCTCGACCGGGCGGCCGGCCTCGCAATGCTGGCCAGCAATGGCAATGGACTGCGTGGGGATGATTTTCATGGGCAGATTTTTTGTCTGAAAGGTGTGGGCTTAGAAGAGACCCCCAGCCCGGTGAGGGGCTGAGGGGCTCGCAAAGCTCACACGGCTCAGGCGCCGAGAGCGTCGAGCATCGCGGCGAAGCTCTTGGGCCGAGCGACGCCGGCGTCGTAGTAGCTCGAGGCGACGAGCGTATAGAGGCCGGAGATGGCGTTGGTCTTGTCGCGCACCATCTCGAGGCTCACGCCGCCCCAGTAGGCGACGTAGAGATCCTGCCAGTTGCCGAAGAAGATCGCCGAGCAGACGCTCGACGAGCTGCCCTTGGTGAGCGTGCGGGAGATCGCGTTGGAGAAGAGGGCCTCGTAACCGTTGATCTGGCCGTCTTGCAGCAGCGTGACGGAATCGGTCGAGCTAAACTTGGCCGTCTGCTTGAGCTTGCCGCGGATCTGCCCGTTGGAGCAGTAGCGCAGGGAGCCGTTGAGGGCGTTGTTGGTATCGACCGCGGTCTCGAGGGCCACGAGGTGCGAGAGCGCGGGCGCGAGGCCGTTGGTGCCGCCGGCCACGGAGCCGATGCCGGAGGTGCCGGCGAGGCCGGAGGGCTCGTTGGTGCCGCCGCCGTGGAAGATGGCGACCTCTTGCACGGCGAGCATTTGCGCCGTGAGGTTGCGGCCCACGATGGCCTCGATCGCGGCCGAGCTCTGCTTGAGCAGGCGCTCGGAGATGTCGATGTAAGCCGGCAGGCGGCGGGGCGTGAGCGAAAGCATCGCCGTGAGGGGCGAGACTTCGTCGGCCGCGGCGTTCTCCGCCTTGGCGGCGGGAGCGGTGCCGGCGGTGAGGCGCGGGAGATCCAGATTGCCGACGAGGCCCTCGACGACCGTGGCGCCGAGCTGGCGAGCGATCGAGGCGTTGTAGAAATCATCGAGCAGGCCGCTCTTGACGGTGGCAACGGTCATGCCGCCTTGGTCGCCGGCCACGGAGGTCGTGCCGCTCGCGGTCATATCGCGGCGATTGACGCCACGGCGCACGAGCAGGCGCGGGAGCATGATGCCGCCGGCTTCGATGCCGGCGGAGCGGGCCTCGCGCTCGCCCTCTTGCAAGAGCTCGGCCTCGACGCCGTCGATGTTGCCGACATTGGCGCCGCGGGCTTGGCGGTGCAGGTGGTTGAGGACCTTGCCCAGGTCGAAGCGATCGACCGAGCGGACCTCGTCGCGGCTGAGCTCGACGGGCTTGTTGCCCTCGCGGGCGGATTGGCGGAACTCCGCATCGAAATCGGCGGCGGCCGTGGCGTGGCGGGTCTCGAGCTCGGCGAGCTTGGCGTCTTTGGCGCGCGCTTCGCCGGTGAGGGCTTTGCGGGTTTCGGAATCGAGGTAGGAGCGGATCTCTTTATTGATCGCGCCGACTTCCTCGTGCATTTTCTTTAGCTTCTGATTCATGGTCGTGTGTGTGTGGTTGGTTTTGGTTGAACGTAAAAAGGGAGGTGATGACTAGGCGGTGAGAAGCCGGAGGCGCGTCTCCCGCGCGTCTTCGGAAATTTCTGGGGCCGGTGGGACCGTGGCCTCGGTGAAGGCGGCGAGGCCGCGGGCGGCGAGGGTGGTCTCCAAATAGGCGGGCTCGGTGACGGGGTTGACCCGGTGCAGGATCGCCTCGCGGATCGTGCGGACGGCGAGGGCGTCGCGCTTGGCCCACTCTTCGCCGGTGCGGGTGCCGCCGGCGGAGCGGAGCTCAAATTCGAAAGAAGTGCCGTCGATGATGCCGAGGGCGACGTTGGCCTTGAGATCGCGGCCCACGGTGGTATCGGGCAAAAGGGCGGTCCAGGTGAGGCCGGCGGCGGAATCCTCGAGGGTGAGGTTGACGCCGGAGCGGGCGAAGGTGGCGGCGTCGTTGTGGCCCACATCGGCAAAGACGGTTTGCCCGGCATCGGCGAGGGAGCGGGTGAAGACGCCAGGCGCGAGGCGCTCGACGAAGGCGAGGCCGCGGCCGTCGCGCATCTCGCGCGAGTCGGATCCGTAGGGGATGAAGCCGCGCATCTCGCCGATGTAGCCGGCGGCTTTTTGCTCGGGCGTCAAAACGCGGAGCTCGACCTTGGATTTGAAGAAGCGGGTTTCGCGGGTGTGCATCGTGAGAGCGGAGTGGTGGGCGCGGGTGACGAGACAACCAACGCGCGGCGCGGCGGGCGTGGGGCAACTGGGAAACCGCAACTCAGGGAAACTCGGGGAAACTCGGGGAAACTCGGGGAAACTTTTCACCCGCCGCCGAGCAAGATCGCGGCGGAGAGGCAGGCCTCATCATCGCCGCAATGGATCGGCACGGGCGCGGCGCGGAGGCCGAGGGCAAGCGTAGCCTGGGCGGCGGTGGCGGCGCGGCGGCGAGCCTCGGCGGTGGCGGTGAGCGCGAGGGTGGCCGAGACCCGGGCGGCGTGGGTGAGGGGCGGCCGCGAGCGCGCCGGATAAATGAAGCGATCGCCGCCGCCGCCGGGCGTGGGCGTGGGCGGGGCGGCCTCGACGACGACGGGGAAATAGGCGCCGAGGTAGCGCCGCGGAAAGGCGCCGGAAAAATAGGAATCGCGGACGCTCACGGAGTGGCGTCGAGCGTGATGGCGGTGCGGTTGCCGTTGGCGTCGACGGTGGCGGTGATCCGGTTTTTGCTATCGGCGGCATCGCGAAAGGTGACGGTAGCGCCGCCGCCGCCGGAGGATTTGCCGGCCATCACGCTGGCGAGCAGGCGCAGGATCTCGGCGGCGGTGTAACCGCTTTCGATCACCTCGGTCCACGGGTTCGAGGCTCCGCCGGCGTCGTTGAGTTTGGCGCCCATCGTGCCGGGCTCGTCGTTGGCGGTGGCCACGGCGGACCACACGGCGCGGGCGAGCGACTCGGGCGAGAGCGCGGTAAACGACGAGCTTTCGCCGGACATGGCGAGCAGGCCCTTGAGATCGGCGGTGCCGGAGACCGAGAGAACGCCAGAACCGGCGACGGGCACGATCATGCTCAGGCCCGCCGTGGGCGTGAGCGTCCAGGTCGCCTCGCCGCCGAGGCCGATCGTGAGGGAGAGCACGGCGTCGGCCGTGGTGAGGGTGAGCGTGGCCTCGCCGCTGAGGGCGATGACGAGGGAGAGACTAGCGCCGGACTCGGCGAGGGTGAGCGTGGCCGCGCCGCTGATGGGTGCGCCTGCGATGAGGGCGGCGGCGGCGGTGAGCGCGGAATCGGCGGTGCTATTGCCGGCCGACATCGCCCCACCGACGAGCGGCGCGAGGATGCACGCGCGGCTCTCAAACGACCCTTCGGGGATGCTCGCAGTCGGGGAAACGACGTCGTTGACGAAAAAAGAGAGCTGTCGCTGGGTGAGCTGTTGGCTCATGCCGAGGCCCGCATCGCCAAATAGCCTGATGCGAGAGAACCCGCGCAGGTTGGAGAAATTGTTGGGCCAGAGCGCCACGTTTTTTTTTAGCCCCAGACGGTCTCGGTGTGGCCGACAAACGTGGTGCTCGCGGCGACCGCGCCGCCCGCGACCAAGATGAAGCCGAGGCAGGCGCCATCGGGGATGATCGGGAGCGAGGGCGTTTGGCTCAAAGTATCCTTGTTGTGATAGAGCGACAACACGCCGAGCGGGATCTCCATGATCGGGCGGGCGAGCACGAGCGCGCCGGTGCCGGTGTTGGCGGCGGAAAACGTAACCGTGGCGACGTTGCGCACGCCGTAGTCGCCAGAGGCGAGGGGCAAGAAAG